ACTATATACTATATACTATATACTATATATTAATATATTTATATATTAATTGCTATTAAACATTTTTTTCAATTTTATTTTTTATTAAAAAATATAATTCTTCTATTTTATTATTTGTTTCTTCTATTTTATTATTAAGTTTTGATAATTCTAACTTTACTTCATTTTCAAAATATGAAGGATTTGGTTGAGATTGAGAATTAGTCATTTTATTTTCAGATTTCATTTTTAGCTTTGAAAAAATGTCTATTTTTTCTCTCGACAATTTTAATTCATCGCCATCATTTGAATTATTAATAGTTAATAATATATTTTCTTCATCAGCCCATGTTATATGTTTTTTATCATTTATAGATTTTTGTATATCAATTACACCACTTATTTCAGGTAATTCTTCTGAACTTATTTTTATATATTTTATACCAGTATTATTTACATTATTTACATTATTTACATTATTTACATTATTTACATTATATTTTTGAAATTTTTCACTTTTTACTGATGTATCTTGACTTGTTAAAAAATCTGTTACTTTTTTACTATCTATATTTTGCTGTATTTGTTCTATATCAAAATTCCGTTGAGCTAAGGTTCTTGCTATTAAATCTTCCATTTCACCAATTGGTTTATCCAATTCATCATCAAATTTAGGTTTTTCTGGAATTCTCATTGCCATACTACTTGAAAACTCATTTTGTTTTTTTAAAAATTCTTTCTCAAAATTATTGACTCTTGATATTTTAATATCTTCTCCCATAATTTCTTTATTTTCTACAATATTTGCATTATTATTATTATTATTATTATTATTATTTGATTGTAAAATTTCAAATATGTTCTCTATAAACTCTTTATTCATATTCATTAAACTTTTATTCAATATTTTCTCTTTTTCATAAAAACTTCGTATTTTATTTATAAAAAATTGTTGAAATACTGACATCTCATTCGCAGTTTTATGTTTCATTAATTCTTCATCTATTATCAATTCCCATATCATTTCTACATTTTCTTTACTTAAAAAATTATCATTATCGTTTCTTTTATTATTCATATGTATTGTATATAACTAATAATAATTTATTATTTATATACTTATTTTTTATTTTAGAATTTATTTTTGTTTTATTATAAGTCTTCATTAAAATATACTTTTCGAAATGATTCCATATACTTATCTTTTAAAATGTGAGTTTTTAAATAATGACCTGTTATTTTATCATCCAGCATATGAACTATAAAATATAAACTGTAAACACCACATTCTGTATCACCATATTGATGTTCTACTGGATAATTTTGATCAAATACAAAATTTATCGGCATTTTCAATTTTAAACCTTGTGATTTTACACTATTTACAAACTTTAATATTTGTCTAGGTATTTTATCACCAACACTATCAAAGAAAAATATAGACTTTTTCTTAATATTAATAAATAAAGATACCCAATGTGAACCTCCCTTCGTATGTGGATCTAAATTAAAAATTACACCTATTTTTGTCTTACCGTTTTTAATTTGATCTTCTAAATTAAAATGACATAACTCTTCCCATACACATTCACCATATAATTTATGAACATCATAATCTATTGGTGAAGGACCTATAAAATCAAAACATTTATAAGCATCTTCATATTGTTTCATTACATTCATTATATCTACACTTGATAACCATTCATTCGGATTTTTTTTCCATTCTTTTGGATATGCAGGTGCAAATGAATTATCAATTTCTTTGTCTAATTTACCATTAACAAAGTTTTGCTTCAACCAACATGATTCTTTATTGCATATATTTTTCATATTATCTTTCATTTTCTCCCATATTTCTTTTGGATCATTTGAATTAATAGCTACATCTTTATGACGCGCATTCCATAGATCTCTTAATTTATATATGGCAGTATCTGATAAACAACTATAACCTTTCTTTTTTGTTTTTGGACTACAATGTAATTTTATTAATTTTTCATATTTTTCTTTAAATGATTTTACAACTGGTTTATTATTTGTTGTTATTGTTTTTACTGATTGGGTCGCTTTTTGTGTTGCTTTTTTTGATTTATTTTTTTTATATTTACTATTTCTATTAGTTATTGTCTTTGTCATAATTATTAGTGATATTTTTCTTTTTACGAATACCTTTATTCTTTAAATTGGGATCCTTTAAATTTATATCTTTCTGTTTTGGTATTATTGGTTCATTTTTATAATTGTTGGCATTCTTTACAATAATAAAATTGTCTAATAATGTAGGTGTATGGGGCATTTTTATTGAACGCATCATTAATTGATTTGCTTCTTCTGTATTATCAATATTATCTATATTAATATCATTTTTTATATCTATTTCTAAATCAGTATAATCTTCCTGAATAATATCAGCTTTATCCAAAACTTTAAAAAAATTTATACTAGATTTTACATAATTGTCAAATGCAATTTTAACATCATTCATTAAATTTTCCGGAATTTCATTATTTAATAATTGTTTTGTTAATTCAAATATTCGTCTTCTATAAAATTTTTTATCTTTTTTATTACTTTTTTTTATCATTGGATTCTTTTGATCTAAATATTTTGCATATTGTTCTTTATTCATTAAATATTCCAATGTTAAATTAGAAATATATTCTTCAGTTTCATCCATTTATCGACTTATATTATTTATTCATATTATTAATATTTATTTAACTTATACATTTTTATCCACAACTAGAAAATTTCGGTTTTCCAGTTAAATCACGCACTTGTTGTCGTGTATAATTATTAAATAATCCGTTTCCTATATTTTCTGGATTTGGATTAAATGTATTAAATCTTTCTTCTTTAAATAATCCTTGAAAAGGTTGCAAACTTTTATTAGCTGTTTGAGGATTAAAACTATATTTGTATAAGTCACTTGAACTATCTGGGACATATACAGCTTGGTCACACGATTGTAATGCATAAATTTGATTTCTTAATTCAGATTCTGTATTTATTGAAGATGCGAATCCAGACCATGGTGATTGAGTATTTCCAGGATTAAACACTTTATTAGTACTATATACCGGCATTTGTTGCATTGGAACTTGACTAGGCGCTCTTGGGTCAACAATAGGCATTATTGAATATTTTGTCATAACAGGGCGTACGCTTAAATAAGGTTGTAGTAATTGAGATGGAACATTTCTATTATAAATTCTATCATTTGTTGTTTTTTGAATATTTGAATTGCATTCATATTTATAATAACTATTACTTAATATTTGCGAATCAGTAGCCATTAATATACTTAAATATTATTTATTTACTTTTATCTCTATTATACTATTATAAATATTATCAAATAGATATAAAGATTTTTTATAATGTATTGTTAACAATGTGTGGAATATTTTGCATTCTTAATAACAACGATAGTTTTCAAAATAAATTTATCGAAAAACAATTTATGAAAGGTAAGGCAAGAGGGCCCGAATTTTCTATATTACAAAATATGAATATTGGATGTTCTTTGGGATTTCATAGATTAGCCATTAATGGTTTAAATTCTGAATCAAATCAACCAATTTTGATTGACGATATTTCATTAATTTGTAATGGAGAAATTTATAATTATAAAGAACTTTATAAATTATTAGATATAACCCCAAAAACCGATTCCGATTGTGAAGTTATTATTCATTTATATAAAAAATATGGAATAGAACAAACCCTACAATTGTTAGATGGTGTATTTGCTTTTATTTTACTTGATTCCAATTTGAATAATCCCAATTCAAAATTATATGTAGCCAGAGATCCATATGGTGTTAGACCATTATATCAATTAACACCAAAATATTCGGGTAATATTTGTTCTTTTGCATCTGAGTTAAAAGTCTTAAATGAAATTTATAATTTTCAACTTAGTTGTACTCATAGTATTGAACATTTTAAACCAGGAACATATTCTTATTTCACATTACCTTTTAAAGTTTCACCACTTTGGAATCCTGTAATTCAAAATAAAATTTATCATACTACTGGGTTTAATACAATAATGTTCTCAAGTCCTGATGACGAAATTATAAAAATTAATAATATGCAAACCATTATAGAAAATATTCAATATTATTTTGTTAATGCTGTTAAAAAAAGAACATTGATTACTGAAAGACCAATTGCGTGTCTTTTATCGGGTGGTTTGGATAGTAGTCTTGTAACTGCACTTGTAAATGATTTTTGTAAACAAACCACAAATAAACCATTAGAAACATATAGTATTGGATTAGAAGGATCTGAAGATTTAAAATATGCTAAAATTGTGGCTGAATATTTAGGAACGGATCATACTACAATTGAATTAACTGAAAAACAATTTTATGATGCTATTCCTGAGGTAATTAAAACCATTGAAAGTTATGATACTACTACTGTACGAGCAAGTATTGGCAATTATTTGGTTGCAAAATATATTTCAAATAATAGTAAAGCAAAGGTTATTTTTAATGGTGATGGAGCAGATGAACTTTGTGGTGGTTATTTATACATGCATTCTGCACCTGATGCAATTGAATTTGATAAAGAAACACGAAGATTATTAAATGATATTCATATGTATGATGTTTTGAGGTCAGATAAGTGTATTTCAAGTAATGGACTAGAGCCACGGACACCATTTTTAGATAGATCATTTGTTCAATATTATTTGAGTTTGCATCCTTCTATTCGTTATCATAAAGGGCAAAAAAAGTGCGAAAAATATTTGATTCGAACAGCATTTTCCAAAGAAAATTTTTTAAATAGTGATGGAAACCCATTATTGCCAGAACAAATATTATGGAGGACAAAAGAGGCATTTAGTGATGGGGTTAGTAAATCATCAAGATCGTTATATGAAATTATACAAGAATATGTTAATATCGATTGTGAGTCTAATGAAAAAATTAGCGAAATGTCTAAAATAAATCATAATAAACCAGATACAAAGGAAAAAATGTATTATAGATATTTATTTGAGAAATATTATCCTAATATGAGTCATATTGTTCCTTATTTTTGGATGCCAAAATATGTAAATGCAAGTGATGCAAGTGCGAGAACATTGAATATATATAAAAGGTTGTCAGAAGAGAAGTTGTCAGAAGATAAGTAATATATTATTAATTATTATAAAAATTTTATTATGTAAATATATGGATAAGATTACTTCATTGCAAAACAATATTTTTACATTATTTATTATTTTTTCATATGTAATGTATTTTTTATTTGCGCTCGGATTTGCTAATAATGCGCCCAAATATCTAAATGATTTAAATTATTATGTAACCATGTATATTAGCATATTTTTATTATGGAGATTCAATATGTTCAGAAAAATTCAATTTAATGAATTAGATAGAAAAATCGCATTTAGTGCT